CATGGTGTAGCCGTACAGCATGCGGCTCTGGCCCACGGCGAAGTCGGCGATGTCGATCATCTCCTGCACTTCGCCGTCGCCTTCCGGCTTGCTCTTGCCCATTTCCAGCGCAACCAGCGAACCCAGGGCATCCTTGTGCTTGCGCAGCGCTTCGCCGCACAGGCGCACGGCTTCACCGCGACGCGGGGCGGGGGTGGTGCGCCAGACCTTGAAGGCTTCCTGCGCGCGAGCGATGACGGTTTCGTACTCGGCTTCGGTGGTGGCGCGGACCTGCGCGATCGGCTCGCCGGTGGTCGGGTTGATCGGGGTGATCAGTTCACCGCCGGTAGCGCTCGACCACTCCCCGTTGCCCAGGTAGGTGCCAGCGTTGATCGCGTCCAGACCAAGGGACTTGAGCAGCTCGGAAGACATGCAGACTCCTGTGTTTCGTTACGTAGTGTTTGGTGCCGTCGCGGGCAGGTGGGGACGCGACGAACTGAGCCGCCGATGGTAACAGAGCCGCCCGATTGCCCATGGTGCGACGCGCCAGCGGAGGGCGCACGGTACGACCGGGAAAGATGAATGCTTGGAGGGCCGGGCGGCTTACCTGTAAACTTAGCGGCTGCATGGCCCCGTAGCTCAGCTGGATAGAGCGTCCCCCTCCTAAGGGGAAGGTCGCCCGTTCGAATCGGGCCGGGGTCACCAAATTCAACGACTTACGATTCGTTGAAGTGTGACGGCTGGACTGTTTAGGACAGTTTTTACCTGCCAACTGGCACAGTTGGTACACCCTGGGATTCGCGCATCAAAACCTGAGCTTGCGCACAGCCCCATCATCGCCCTCTGGAGTCAGATGGGCGTAGTACTTCTCTGTCTCTGTGGTGGCGTAATCGGCGTGGCCCGCCAAGATCTGCACCCGGCGCAATGGGACGCCCTCCATCACCATATGGGCGCAGAAGGTGTGCCGCAGCCGGTGTAGGTGGCCGCCAACTCCCGCCTTGTCAGCGTCAGCTCTGAACGAATCTGAGACAGTGTCCTTGTGGACGGCCACCAATGGAACGGGTAGGTGACGCAGCGCCCAGTGGGCATACCGGTTCAATGGCACCTCACGCCACTTGCCTGACTTGGTGCGGCCAAGATCGTTCTCATCTGGCGTGCTTTCGACCAGTAGCCGACGCCCGACTACCGAACTCTTCTCCAGACCGATCAGTTCCCCGGGTCGCAGCCCCGTGTGGGCCATGAACAGCCACAGTGCTGCCCGTGCAGGGTTTGCACGGTACAGCTTCCGCATCGCCGCCCGGTCGTAGAACCGCACCGCGACGCTACGAACCCCGCGCGGTGCCTGGGTTTCCTCGAGCGGGTTGAAGTCCAGTTCCTTCCATTTCACTCCGCGCCGGAACGCTGCCTGCAGCCTGCGCACTTCCTTGCCCGCGGTTTCCGGGGCCACCTTGTCTTTGGTCAGGCAGTCCGTCTTGTAGGACTCCATTTCCATCGGGCGCAGGGTGTCGATCGGTCGATGGCCGAAGCGGGCAATGAACAGCCGGACCTCGCTCTTTGCCTTGCCGTGCGTGGTCGGGTGCTCCGCCTTGTACCACTCCAGGTACGGCTCCAGGAAGTCGCGGACCGTAGGCAGCCGGGGAAGAATGCGCACCCCATGCGTCAGTTCCGCTTCTTTCGCTGCTCGTACGCCCTCAGCCTCGCGTGGGCTGACGCGACCAATGGCGACGCGGCTTCGCTTGCCGCCTTCCCGCCAGTTGAGGTACGCGGCGCCGTCCCGCCAGAAGAGTGTGACCTTGACCATTGTCTGGAGCCGTAGATTGCAGAGTAGAGGGCGGCTTTCTCGTAGAGCTTCTTGCCCACGAAATTTCGGGGTTCAATGCCGTAGTCGGCGATGTTCGAGTCGAACTGGCTTCGCGACACGCCGCAGTAGTGCGCCGCCTCGTCCACGGTCAGCCAGTCCTTCCCGACGATGTCCAGCTTTTCAGCGGCTCCCATCTTGTCCTCCTTCAGTTCGTGGCCAGCGCAGCGCGCAGCTGCTCGGTTGCCTGGTTTATCTGGCCGCGCAGGCGCAGCACCTCCGCGCGCAGGCGGATCGCTTCATCGGCCGCGACCACCAGCTGCTCGCGCAGTACATCCTTCGCCGGCTGCTTCACGCGGCGCGGTTCGCGGGGGAAAAGCTGGGCGGTCATGCGAACAGATTCAGTTGGGCCGGCGTGACCGTCGGCGGTGGGGCCGGTGACGGCTTCGACCGCTGGGTATCGATCAGCTGCAGCAACCGCAAACGATTGCCCGCGGCCAGGTGCATGCAGTGCCAGAACGGCGGGTCCATCAAGTCGCCATTGCCTGGGCCATGCAGGCGCACACGCCGAGCGAGTGCCAGGTGCTGCCGCATGAAGATCAGCAACCTGTGTCGGGCGAGGGAGAAGCCAGCGGCGATCATCGGAACATCTCCAGTTGCTGCGGGACGGTCGGACGATGGATTGCGTAGGGGCTGGGATCTCGCTCGTTGAGCAGTTCCTGGGCGATATGGAAGTGGTAGCCGCGGCCGTTCATATCTGTGATGCAGACCATCGGGAAGTAGCAGGCCGCGATGGCCCCGGAGCAGAAGAGGTAGTAGCCGCGGCTACACGGCGCGCGGCCGCTTTCGGTGCTGCTCACCAGCATGTCGCGCGTCCATCCGGCGGCCATGCGGACGGCTACCGCGTTCGATGCGATCTCCCATGCCTCATCTCGGTCCATGACCTGGACGCGCACGCCGCGCTGAAGCAGGTGCAACTTGAGTCAGGCATCTGCTGCGAGATGGTGGAGATGGACGCGACGCCAGTGGTCAAGGCGCTGCTGGACGCCGCTGAAGCGGTGCTGGGGGCCGGTGCCCGCAAGGTACTGGCGGCAGTGCTGCCGGAGATTCGAACCATTCCGGTGAAGGTCGCCCAGTCGCTGGCATTCGATTCGATGGAGGAGGAGGACTTCGCTGCCTTCTTCAAGGGAATCACCGCCTGGATCGGTGACCATTACGCGCAGGTCATGCTCGATGACGTGCGCGCGGACTACTGGCGGATGGTCAATGGTCGGCAGCGGTGGAGAGCAGCATGATCGCACCGCTATTGGCGGAGTTGACGGGCCACTTCGTTCGCGAGGTCAATCAGTTCTGGGAACTGTTTGCGAGAGAAATCCAAGAACTCTTTACTGAGATTGGGTGTCGAGTTAATCGCTTTAAACGCACCCTCCATGGTTGTATGAGATGCGATCAGCCTGTTGACTTGCTCGCCCAGATCTCCCAGCAAGTACAAGTCTGGCCGGAACTGATCGAACTCGGTCGGCCGCCGCGGGCCGTCTTCCGGAACTTGCTTTCGAGCGGCGTGATCCATCTCAAGGAAATGAAAGGCCGCCGCCAGGCTGCCTTTGTACTGGCGAGCGGCAGCTTCGAGAGCGGTCCGCATCAACTTGATCTTGTCCTGGCGGAGCCGCCTCTCGTCGTTAATAAGGTGCTGGCGCTGGCGCCAAGGCACATAAATCGCGACGGCAATGCCAACGACGCTGCCCACCGCTTGCACCCACGCAGCCCAATCAATTCCTGCTGCGACATCGGCGCAGTTGTAGATGCATCCCTTACTAGTTTCCTTGTGCTGCGGGGTGAGCTATGAGGCAATTCTCAGTTACTTCCCTTGATGCCAAGTTTCTTGCGCAAAGCCATCGCGCCCAGCCGCGGGAAGATGGACTCCTTATATTCAGCGCCGATCACCTTTGCCTGTATAGACAGCAATTTGGTTCCCACTTGATCAACCTTGAGCTTTGCGCTGTGAAAGCCTGCGACAGAATCGCTGGAATTCGAATCAAAGACAGCTTTGATGGATCGTTCAAGCTCCTCGCAGATCTTTGCAGCCTGAAGGATCAGCGGCAGCAGCCTGTAGTCGGGAGCGTCATGGAGCGAAATGGCTCTCAGCGACTTGGTGACTTGATCGAGTTCCTCCAAATTGACGCCCCTAAAACTGCTCGAAGCATCATCGGGGGCGGTCGCACTTGTAATCGCGCTGCCGGCAAGATTGGAGGCCATCTCGATGAGGTGCACGTAAACGTCTACTCGTCTGGAAAGTTCCCGTCTGGCACTCGAGCTGGCGATTCTTGCTGCCCACCAGATAGCGAGACCTGCGAGAAACGCTTGCCACCACGCGGCCCAAACTTCCGGCTTAAGGCAAGGTGTTTCAAACAGCCATGTGCAATACAGCGGGTCGGCCATGTTGGGTTCCATTCCAGGGCGGAGGCGAAATCATGAGGCGCGGAGGTCCCCCCTGGCAACAAGACCAACGTCCAGCGGGCAAGGCTCGACGAAATGAAGGGCACTACGTGCTTCGCCTGCTATCGCGCAACTTGATGTTCGAAGACGTGCGCGCCGAGTCGTGGAACATGGCCGGGCAGAACAGGAGGGCTGCTTGATGCTACTTCAGCAAGTCGTTCATGCCATCCAAACCGGCATTGATTTCGCTAAGAACGAGTGCCACGGTGTTTCTGGCGTCGGGGTAATGCTCACGCCACAAAATGCCCCTGTCGTCTTCCATGCGCTTGAGCAGTCCCGCGTAGTACAGCGCGCGCAGGATTCGGTCGCCCGGTTCCCCCATCAAGTGCAGCTCGCGCTTAACGTCCTCCAGATCGCTCGGCATCGGAAGCAACTTCTGGAGGCCGTCATTGTATGACGCGCTTGCAGCGGCCAGATCCCTTTCGTAGGACTCGGAGGCGTCGCGGAACTGGGTTGTGGCGTCGAGCAATGCGAGCGCCATACTGCGGGCTTCACGGGCCGCCTTCTCTCGCTCGTCTTTGCGCTGCTGGGATCTCTGCCATCCTGGAACAGCGACTGCGACAAAAATTGCCGCGATGCTGCCCACTGCCTGAACCCATGCGGGCCATTCAATGCTGCTCGGCTCGGTTGTGCCCGCCGGATGGTTGCTCATCAGAGCCCAGACGAAAAATGCCCCGGCTGCGAAGGCCATGATAGCAGCCACAGCCCAGTCTCGGTCAGTACGTCCCTGTTTCATGCCTTTCCCCCGTTGATGGCGCGGATTCTACCGCCAAGGGTGGCCGCGTGAGGACCAAGAATTCCAAGGCCTTCACCCAGGTCGAGAAGCGGCACGTGGACGAGGTGAAGCGTCTGCCCTGCAGCGTCTGCAGCCGTCCGGGCCCGAGCGATGCCCATCACATCAACCAAGGTCAGCACTTCACGATCGTGGCCCTGTGCAAGGACTGCCATCAGGGCAGCAAAAACGGCTGGCATGGCGAAAAGATTATGTGGCGCATCCACAAGATGGACGAGGGCGATCCAAGATCTGGTCGGTCGCGACGGCACCGACCGGCGTCGGCTTCTGGCCGCCGCCGCAGGGGTGAAGGGGCTGCGCATGGTGCCTATGTGGGCAGCGGATCCGATTCGCGCGTCCAACGACGCCAGCCACCCGCACGACCTTCCCGAAGTGGCGGTTGATATTGGAATTCCTGACGAACTGCGCTGGATTGACCGGGCGCTGGCATCGATGGAGCGGCAGTACCCGTTGCGAGCGCTGATCTTGCGGATCGAATTCACCGTTTCGGCCAGTCAGGCGGTGAAGGCGCGCATGGTGGCAGAGAAGTACGGCGGGACGCTGTCAGTCTGGCAGTACCGCCGGGAGCTGCAGAGGGGGGGTAGACTGGCTACTGGGAAAACAAGCTGCTTGATGCCATGGATCGACACACCTTCGAAGTGCTTCACATCGTCAACGAGATCAAAACAGGCGCTTTTTCAGAGATGAGGGAGCGGCGAGTATTCTCATCCGCGTGCCTGTTGTTCGTAATGATCGATGTTTGCGCGTCACTGGCGATGCCTGCAGACATCAGCAATTCAAAGAGGTTTATCCAGTTTCTTGATGAGTATGCTGGAGAGTATCCAGGAATATCGAACAGCGACCTTTGGTGGGCCCGGGGTTCGATGCTGCATTCATTGGCACACATTGGCCATGGGCATGAGAAGGGGAAGGCAATTCCCATCTACTTCTACTGCTTCCCCGACCGGGCTGAGGATCTCGAAGCGCAACTAAGAGCTGACGGCCTTGAGCGCTTTCACGTCATGGACATCCTGCAGCTCAAGTTGATTGCAGTGCGGTGTTACAACGAATTCACGGATCGTTTGGAAGAGGACGCGGAGCTTTCTGCGAAGGTTGCGGTTGTCGCGAAGAACCTTGGGAAGGACCTACTGTTTCGACGCTTCCTCGCCGGCTTTCCCGCTACCTTGGGTACTGGCGCTTGACAAGTTGCACACGCAGATGCCCTAATTCTGCAGCTGTCAAGAATTGTCCCTGAAGCCCCGGCCCTGCGCTGGGGCTTCTGCGTTTCCGGGACGCGAACACCGATCAACCACCGCGCCGAAATCCCCTCCGCTCGCCGTGAGGCGATTGGGGCTGGCGTGAACGCAGGCGGGCGGTCTGCGCACGGCCCTTGGAGGCCGGGCAGCGCCTAGGCAGCGGTGGTGATCGGCCCTCTACGCCCGCAGGGGATCATGGTCGGTACGGCGATCACGGACCGCATCATCGCTGCCTTCGCCAAGGGCACCACCTTCGCCGGCATGCGGGTAGAGAGGAAGCCCTGGACCTCCAGCATCATCCAGGACCCGGAGCGGGTCATGCACCCGGTCACCGTCCCATGGAGGGGATTTTGCTCTTAGGAAAATGCTACGCTCAGGCTCATCTGAGTCAATGGAATGAGACGATGAGCACTTTGCAGAATGATCTCGACAAGGCGTGGCCCACCGGTGTACTGAAAGAGGACCGACCAGGCCTCGTAGAGATATGGCGGGCCATTAAGGACTTGATCGACGCCTACGAAGGCAAGGAGATGCCTGCCGACGTTGCGAACGCGATAGCGGAGGCAATCAGGGGGCTTGTTGCGGCGATTTCTGAAGCTCGGAAACGAGCTGCGATGAAACGTAAGCTAGAGGAAGCTCTCGAGGAGATCGATGACCTTGAGGAGAAGCTCGGCGAGAAACTCTCTGATAGCGAACGCAAACGGGTTGAAGCACGCATTAAGGTTCTAAGGGAGCAGGCAGAAGAATTCGGTCGGCAACTTGATGAACAAAAGAAGATCATTGATGACATGGTCGATCGGCTGAGGCAGCAAGTTGGGAGTATTCGGCGACCTGATGCTGGTCCCAGCGTTCCACGCAAGCGCTCGAAGCCGAGATGAGCCCGAAGCCGCCCAACCTGCACCTGGTCAGCAGCAACGAGATGCCGAACGAGGGTGAGCTGCAGGCCATGCGCGATGCCATCACCCGCATGAAGCGGAACCGGCAGCTGCTGGACGAGTTCTGCGCCGAGCAGGCGCGATTCGTCCGCGCCGAGTACTTGGCCTACGTTGAAGCGGGATTCACCCGGCCGCAGGCCATGCAGCTGGTAGCAGCAAAACTCTCTCCGGGGCCGAAATGAAAAATCGAGCATCGCCGGTGGAGTTCATGATTGGGCTGGTACCAATGGGCGTTGCCGATCTCAGAGCCCGCCCGGACTACATGCTGTGGAAGGTCTCGGAAGAGCCGCTCAGGGCGGTAGGCGATCTGGTCGATGCCAGGGGGGAGTGGCGAACAGGCAATGGCCTGCCATCTGTGCCCGTGCGTGTGGCACGGAGCGTCGGCCCGCACCCAATGAGGATCTGTGCAGTGGAGGAATCGGCCGGTTTCACGGAGATGTTTCCAGATCCCAGGCAGATGCTGGAAGACGGGAAGTGCATTGATATGCGGGTCGGTTCCATCGATGGACCTATCCAGAGATTTCAGGTGAGGTGGAACAAGCCCACTCCTCAGCCACCGAAGTAACAAAGGCCCGCCATGTGCGGGCCTTTCGCTTTTCCAACGACCCCGCCCCGTGGCGGGTTTTTTTACGCCCATCGCGAGGAGATACGGCTATGGCCGCTGAAGCAAAAACCAACGCAGGTTCCAAGCTCTTCATCTGCGTCCTTCCACAGAATGCGGACCTGACTGCCGCCGAGTTCGCCGCACTTACCTTCGTCCAGGTGAAGAAGGTAGGCAGCACAGGCGAGCGCGGCATCAACACCAATGTGGTCCAGTACGACACGCTGGACACCCTGGTGGCCCTGAAGGGCAAGGGCATCACCAACGCGGGCGATCCCCAGATCGAGGTGGCGGAGGATCTGACCGATCCCGGTCAGGTGGCGATGCGCGCTGCTGGCGCCCCGGATGTGCCGGACACCTACGCCTTCAAGATCGAGCGTGCCGACGGCTCCATCGAGTACCTGCGCGGCCTGGTCACCGGACCGTCAACTTCGCCGTGGGCCTCGACGCCCTGAACTGTATGCCGGGCGCCGTGATCCAGGTCGCCGATGCCAAGCGCGCCGGGCGCCGCAACTCCGGTCGCATCACCGATCAGCTTCGTCCCGCCCAGCGTGCAGCCGCCGCCGGCTAACGTGCGCATGTCGTCCCATGTGGTGATCGATCATGACGGCCGGCCATTTCCACATGACCAGCGACAACCGAATCTTCATTTCAAGATTGCAGGTTTCCCAACAGACGCTGATCACCAATACCTTCCCGGTTGGCGGCGTAACGATGGAGCCTCAGAACGCGTCGATCTTCATCGTGGACCTGACCGAGGTGCCGCTGGGGTTCGGTTAGGGACGCACAGCATTCTTGGCAATTGGTAAGTCGAATTTGGCTGTTTCTCACGCCAATCTCGATCCGCGTCTCGGTTGCGCAGAATTTCCTGTCCTAAAATCGTCATGCGGGCATGACGCCCGCTGGAAATCTGTACGTCCATTCTCTAAGGAGTAGATGTGAAGAAGATGATTGCTGTTGTAGCTGTCTTGGCTGGGTCGCTGGCGTTCAATGCATCCGCGCAAGATGTGGACTATTTGGGGGCCTCGCCCAAGCTTCTGGCGGAAGCAAATGCTCAGGCGGCCGATTTGCCGGCAGGTGTTCAACTTGTTGAACTTGAGCGCTGGCGAAATCGGGATGACACGTTCTCGGCGCGCCCGCTGAACACTCCCGGTGGAAATAAGCATCCGGGCAGGAAGGAGGGTACTTTGGGTTTCATTTCCTACTATCCATTTGAAGGCAGCGTGACGATGTACGCCTGCCTCAACAACAACTGGATGGATAGCTTCTCTTCGAGGGATCCGAATTGCGAAGGCCATATGAAGACCACGAATGGCATGCCAATTACGGGTTACATCGCATCGACGCAGCTCCCGGGGACTGTCCCGTTGTATCGCTGCATGCGCGGCGGTCTGAAGCCGAACAACTGGGCGGATCACTTTGATACTTTGGACGCCAACTGCGAAGGTGTGAAGTATCCGGTGAACGAAGGAATCATGGGCTATATCTGGCTCTGATTGGATCATCTGAGAGTCGTTCAAAGACGCCCCTCCGGGGGCGTCACTGTCCTCACGGCGCATGAAGGACGACGGCGGCAGAGTGCGCCTATGTGTTACTCCGCCCAGATCGAAGCCGCCTACCAGAAGCTGGTCCGCATGACCGGCGCCACTGTGTCGCTGCAGGAGTTCGCCGCGCTCTATGCCCACGACCCGGGCAAGAAGCGGCCCAAGACCCCGAAGGCGATGGATGATGCGTTCCGCGCCGGCACCAGCCTGGCAGAGCGGGCGGTGTGGGCCGAGATCCAGCAGTGGAACCAAGCCGAGGCCGCCATCCTTGAGCAGGAGCTTTTCGCCAACCGGAAGCGCCTCGCCGATGCGGTGCGATCGCTGCAGGCCAAGGAGACGAAGAAGGCCCGGGAAGACGTGCGTATCGCCGGCAACAAGATCGAGCGCGCCATGAGCAAGCTGGGTGACCTGTTTCAGAGCCGTGTTGTCTTCTGGCTGAGGTACTAAGGCTCCCGACTCTGCGCCCCGATCTGATCTGTGAGCAGCGCGAACGCTTGCTTCAGGGCGACTGGATCGCTGCGGGGCAAGTGCGGAACTGATCAATGCATCTTTAGCGCGATGCGCCCATTAAGCTGAGGGGGCCCTCTGGGCAGGGCCCCCATATTACAGCGACTCTCCGCGGGGCTGCCTAGGGAGATGTTGTGGCATTACATGTATAGGTATGCTCGACGGGGGCCGTTTTTACTCCATCGGCGTCAACCAACCAGCGCTTGTAGCGGAAGGTGCCAGATAGTCCCGGCTGACCAGCAGTGCAATTGATCTGCTGAGTTATGGGAGACGACTCCGGGGAGCTGACCGTTCTGGAGAAGCTGTTGCAATTCCAGCCCGTGGCGCAGGATACTGGCTCAGACTGCACTTTGATTGGATAGGTGGGATTCCCCGAGTAAGAGATGGCATAATTAAATGGTTTTCCAACGGGACCGGAAACCGTGGGGATCGAATCTATTTTGAAGGTAGCGCACTGCTTCCCTTCGTTGTAAAGCCGAATTCCTTTTGCCATTCCGGCTACGGCCAGTGAGCGGAATGTATCGTTCTGAAGGGCGGCGGCGTCCTGCGGGTTGCTATGGAACCCGACTTCAATCAGTGCGGCTCGTTTAGTTGTATCGGTTAATCGAAGCTCGCCGTAATCTCCGCCCCTCGGCGCAACGTCCACATCCCAGGTTGCATAATTCGGGTTTGCTTGAATGGTTTCTTTCATCGCGCAAAGGATTCGCGCAGCGTATACCGCGTCCTCCGTTCGGCCTGTCTGATAGAATCCGATTGTCCCTCGACGGCTAGTATCTTCGACGAAGCCATTGGTATGGATGTGGAGCGAGTATTTTGCGTTAACATGATTGGCAAATAGTGGGCGGGCGCGGATATCATTCTTTTCCTGTGCGTTGGATCCAGTTGCGTTCGGTAGTGAATTCCAAATTTCCGGATTGCTTGGGTATTGATTCTCAAGCCAGGTGCGAGCTGACATTTTCCACCACGGCTGACCGCTGGGCGCGTGGATGGTGGTCACGTTCGTTCGTGCCTTCGCTACGCTAAGGTGGGCTTTATTTATTATTTGGGTGGATACGTCGCGCGCAAAGTACGGAGTTACAAAATCCTCCTGCATCCCATTCATGAGCGGGCGACGAGTTTCCCAATTGCCGCTCACCGCATTAAAGAAATATCCAAGCCCGGATGACACCATCACTATAGT